GTACAACTTTTGGCAAACCGCAGCAACTGAAAGTGTTGCATTAGCACCTAAGGCTAAGTGGTTGATTGCAGAAGGGCAAGACGAAGGCCACGAAAACGAATGGGCAGCGGCTAACATCAAATCTAGCCCTGTCTTACGATACAAGCAAAAAGACATTGAAGGTGTACCTGCGCCTGTGCCGCAACGCTTGCAGCCAGAGCCGCCCCCAGCAGGGATTATGACCGCAGCGGCTACGATCAATAGCGATATGCAAGCCGTAATCGGCATTTTTGATCCAAGCCAAATGCCAACTGGCAACATTTCAGGCAAAGCATTGCAGGGTCAGCAACAGCAAGTGGATATGTCTAATTTCCACTATTTTGACAATTTGACCCGTTCAATCAAGCAAATTGGGCGCATCATTCTTGACTTGACCCCAAAGGTTTACGATGCCCAACGGGTAATGCGGATCATTGGCGATGATGGAAAGCCTGAACTGGTGACTATCAACGAACAAAGCGTTGACGAAATGGGTGTGATGACGATCCTAAACGATGTGACCGTTGGTGAATATGACATTGTGATGGATACTGGCCCAGGCTACAACAGCAAACGTCAAGAGGCAGTTGACTCGATGATGAGTTTATTGGCTGCTGATCCAAACTTGATGGCGCAGGCCGGTGATCTTATCTTTAGAAACATGGACTTCCCTGGCGCAGACATTATTGCTGACCGCTTGGCAGCTGCGAATCCGTTGGCTAAGATTGATGAAAAATCAGAAGTGCCGCCACAGATTCAGATGCAATTAGCGCAAAACAAACAGGTTATTGAGCAATTGACGCAAAAACTGCAAGAAATGACGATGGACATGAAGTACGGCGCAACGGTTGCTCAACAGAAAGATGAGGCTGCAACCAAACGTAAACTAATGGAAGTTACCGCTAAAGCGCATCAAGTCGATGTTCAAGCCGAAAGCGCAGAAATGATTGCCAAGTTGAAAGTAGACGTTGCTGCTAACGACACGGTAATTGACAATCAAACCAAACTTAAAATTGAGAATATCAAAGCGCAGTTGGCGATGTTATTGGCAAGCCTTGATGAAAAGGATGTGACGATTGCGACACAAGAGGCAATTGAGCGAAGTATTTGATAACTATTGACTATTTATGCAAATGCTTTAATATATTTAGTAACCTTACCAGTTAGGCACAACTGGGTTAATTCTTGGGCATACCATGAGCGATAAAGAAGCAGGATCGGTAGTAACGAGTGAAAATTTAGCCGAATTTAATGCGAATAAACTTGGTTTAGCTGTAGAAGATACTCCTGTTGTGGCTGATACGTCAGAGCCGACAGATGAGGTGGACTCACAGAGTGATCCAGTTGCAGAAGATGATGGCGATGCAGCAGAAAAACCTAAACAAAATCCTAAACTTGAAAAGCGATTTTCTGAGTTAACCAAGCAGCGTGAACAGGCCAAACAAGAGGCGGCTAAAGAGCGTGAGCAACGTGAGGCTTTAGAAAGTCGGTTACGGGAACTAGAACAGAAAGCTGCCCCTAAACAGGACAGTAGCCTGAACGAAGAACCGCAGCCAGGGCAATTTAGTGATGCTTTTGAATATGCAAAAGCACTTGCTGAATACTCTGCCGAACGAGCGTTGTTAGAGCGTGATAGGCAAGATGCGGAACGTAAAGCCACAGAAACACGAAACCAAGTTATTCAGACTTGGGCAAAGCGTTTAGAGGCAGCGAAAGCAGAATTGCCGGACTTTGAGGCGATGGTGCAATCTGCGGATGTTGAAGTTAGTGGTGACATTCGTGATTCAATCATTGAGAGTGAGCAAGGGCCAAAAATCCTTTATCACTTGGCTGAGAATCCAGATTACGCTCGATCATTGGCAGCGATGCCGATTAGCAAGGCTTTGCGAGAAATTGGGAAGTTGGAGGCTAGATATGAGGGTGAAAGCCCAGAGCCTAAAGGAAAGCCTGCTGTTGTGAAGTCTAAAGCACCTGCACCTATACGGCCTTTGAAGTCTAATTCTGGCGCAATGGATACACCGATTGACTCTAATGGTGAGTTTCACGGTACATACCAGCAATGGAAAGAGGCGAGAAAGGCTCAAAAGATCAGGTAATCAACTTTCTCATTAAGGAAATATCATGGCAAATAACTTGCTAACTATTTCTAAGATCACCAACGAAGCATTGATGGTCTTGGAAAACGAACTGACATTTACGTCAGAAGTAGATCGTAACTATGATGACCAGTTTGCCGTAGTCGGCGCAAAGATTGGCAACACAGTTAACGTTCGCCGCCCTGGTCGCTTTATCGGTACGACTGGCCCAGCACTTAACGTTGAAGATTTCAACGAAACTTCTGTGCCTGTTACTTTGGCAACTCAGTTCCACGTTGATACCCAGTTCACAACTCAGGACTTGGCATTGTCGCTCGATATGTTCAGCGACCGTGTTCTAAAGCCTGCCGTGGCTGCTATTGCCAACAAAATTGACCGTGATGGTCTGTTGATGGCAAAAAACAACACCGCCAACATCGTTGGTTCAGCTGGTACGCCTCCAACTGGTTTGATTACATACCTGACAGCAGGTGCGTATTTGGACTCAGAAGGCGCACCCCGTGATGGTCGGCGTTCGTGCATTATCGAACCCTTTACGTCTGCAACGATTGTTGACAGCCTGAAAGGTTTGTTTATGCCACAACCAAAGATTTCTTCTCAGTATGAGAAGGGCTTGATGGGTACTGACTCTGCCGGTATGAACTGGAAGATGGATCAGAACGTGGTCAATCAGACATTTGGTTCATGGGCAGGTGCATCTGCATCGACTTTGACAACCAACACCGCAACCTTTACTGGTTCGTTGACTACTGGTTGGGCATCGACTTCAACAATCACTTTGGCTCAAGGCGCAACAATTACCCTGAATCAAGGCGATGTGATCCAAATTGCAGGCGTATTTGCTGCTAACCCACAAAACCGTCAACCTTACGGCACTAACAAACTGCGTAATTTCGTGGTTACTAGCACCGTTACTGGCACAGGTTCAGGAACAATGTCTGTTGTTGTTAGCCCCGCTATCATTACAGCCGGTCAATTCCAAAACGTTTCTGTTGCTACGACTTCATCGACTGCTACGGTTACTCCGTTCTCAGCCGGTGTGTCAGGTTCAGGCGTGGTTTCGCCACAGAACATCATCATGCACCGCAATGCGTTCACGCTTGCTTGTGCTGATCTTGAACTGCCAGAGGGTGTTCACTTTGCAGGCCGTGCAAGCGATAAAGAGATTGGTCTGTCGATGCGTGTTGTTCGTCAATACACCATCAACAACGACTCAATCCCAACCCGCTTGGATGTGCTGTACGGATGGGCGCCACTTTATCCCGAACTCGCTTGCCGTGTTGCGGCTTAATTAGGAGAAATCATCATGGCTAATCCAGGCCCAGCAAGTACCCAAACCAACATTTATCTGTTTAACGGCGATAGCACCGATGGTGTTCAAATCGTTGGTTCAGCAGCTAAATTGCTTGGTTTCCACGGTGCAACCCCCATTGCACAAGCAGCTGCAATTACCGCCATTGGCAATTCTGCTACTGGTACGGAAATTGCAACAGCAGTTAATGCTCTTATTACTGCGCTGAAAAACAAAGGCTTAACCGCCTAAGTTTGGTTGACTAGGAAAGGAGAGGCCATCCCCAAAAAGGATGGCTTTTTCTCTTTCTACGCTTATAATTTAGATATTCTTTATTAAAGGGAATGTGATGACTAACACTTCTGTTTATCGTCTAAACGGTAAAACTTATACTTTATCGTTGACCACATCTGCATCAGCTGCACTTTTAATTACCCCAAAATCAAACGATCAAACCAATTACGTTCATTTGTTAAATACCGGAACATTTGTTGCGGCAATTGAACTGTCAAACGGTGACACATTTGCTGATCCTGCTATTGCTGCGCCTGGTGCGTCAGGTTCGTACATTTTGCCTGCATCAATGACTCAACCGATTGTGATTGCTTGTCCTGCTGGGCCTTTGTACATTAAAGGCATTAGCGCAGGCACAAACGTTTTGTATGTCACACCTTGCTTGGCTGATTAAAGATGGCTACTGCCTCGACCACTACGATTAACATCGTTCCGGTTCAGGGGATATTTAACGAGGATCACACCCTTGTTACGTTGATCGGCCCTGCCGGTACGCCATTTAATGCCAATATTAGCCCCGATCAGTCTGGGCTAAATATTACCAATAGCACTATCAATAGTTCTGTTATTGGTGGCACAGTACCGGCGGCAGGAACGTTTACCAACATTGCCACAACTACAGGCACAATCACAGGTTCGCCCTACAATCCAAGCGATATTGCTAACAAGCAGTATGTAGATCAAGTAGCAGCGGGATTGTCGGTTAAAGCACCAGTTGTCTGTGCCTCGACTGCAAACATTCCAACATTGTCAGGATTGCTAACGCTTGATGGTATTACGGTTGTTGCCGGTGATCGAGTGTTGGTCAAGAATCAGACCGCATCACAAAATAACGGCATTTACGTTGCCGCAGCTGGCGCATGGTCACGGGCAACCGATTGTTCAACATGGGATCAACTGATCGGGGCATTTTGTTTTGTATCAACTGGAACATTGTGGGCTGATACTGGTTGGGTTTGTACAGTTGATAAAGGCGGCACTTTAGGCACAACGCCTATTACATGGGTGCAATTCTCAGGCTTGGCGGTCTATACCGCAGGCACAGGATTAACGCTAACCGGCACTCAGTTCAGCATCACAAATACTGGCGTAAGTGCTGCGGCCTATGGCTCTGCATCGTCAGTTGCGACATTTACGGTTAATGCTCAAGGTCAATTAACTGTAGCAGCATCAACTGCAATTGCCATTGCTGCAACACAAGTTACTAGCGGCACATTTGCATCCAGTTTGCTAAGTGGCGTTTATTCAGGAATTACGGGGCTTGGTACGCTTGTTGATTTGACTGTGACAAACGCCATTGTGGGCAGTATCACGGGAAATGCTGCAACTGCGACAAGCGCAGGCACGGCAGGCTCGGCAACAACTGCGGGATTTGCGACAAGTGCGGGAAGTGTTACTAATAGTG